CTTCCATCCCGTACTGACTGAAGCCGTTGTCCGCTTCCAAGCGCAGGCCATGGGCGAGCTTTATCCGGCATCTGGCCCTGTCCGCACAAAGATCATGGGCAAGATCACGCCCGAGAAAGCTGAACAGGCTGACCGAGTGCAGACGGAGATGAACTACCTCATCACTGAGGAGATGACCGAGTACCGCGACGAGATGGAGCAGATGCTGTTCAAGCTTCCGCTTGCTGGCTCATCGTTCAAGAAAATCTACTACGATCCGATTCTTGAGCGTCCCTGCTCCATGTTTGTTCCTGCAGAGGATTTCGTTGTTTCGTATGGCGCATCAGACCTGATGACCTGCCCGCGCTATACGCACATCATGAAGAAGACCAGCAACGAAATCTTGGAGATGCAGGTTGCTGGCATGTACCGCGACGTAGACCTGCCAGCACCGCAGCCTGACTTCTCGGACATTCAAGACAAGTACGACGAGCTTGATGGGGAAAGTGCCGTTGTCGAGGATGATGATCGCCACACCATCCTTGAAATGCATGTCACATGAACATGCCGGAAGAGTTTGATGATCCGGATGGCATCGCCCGTCCGTATGTCATCACCATCGACAAGTCGTCTCAGGAGGTTCTGTCTATCCGGAGGAATTGGTATGGGGACGATCCTAAGAAAAAGAAGCGGATGCACTTCGTCCACTACAAATATCTCCCCGGTCTGGGCTTCTACGGCACAGGCCTCATCCACCTTATGGGTGGATTGGCTAAGTCTGCTACGTCAATTCTGCGTCAGCTTATTGATGCTGGCACTCTATCGAACCTGCCTGCTGGCCTTAAAGCTCGCGGTCTCCGCATTAAAGGCGACGACACCCCACTTATGCCGGGCGAGTTCAGGGATGTGGATGTTCCGGGCGGGGCTATTCGGGATTCGATTACGTTCATCCCTTACAAGGAACCTTCGTCTGTTCTCTACTCGCTACTCGGAAACCTTGTTGACGAGGGACGCCGTGTTGGCTCTGTTGCGGACATCCAAGTAGGCGACATCAATGCACAGGCACCTGTTGGAACAACGCTCGCACTAATGGAGCGTTCCATGAAGGTGATGTCTGGCGTTCAGGCTCGCCTGCATGCATCGATGAAGAACGAGCTTCGCATTCTAGCAAAGATCATCCACGACTACATGCCATCCGAGTACGCATACGAGATGGATGGTGACTTCGACCGCGTAAAAGACTTCGACAAGCGCGTTGACGTTATTCCTGTATCTGACCCGAATGCAGCGACGATGTCGCAACGGATCATGCAGTATCAGGCCGCTCTGCAACTCGCACAGCAGGCACCTCAACTCTACGACATGGGTAAGCTGCACCGCCAGATGCTGGAAGTTCTCGGCATTCAGGATGCAAGCTCTATCATCAAGCTGCCGGAAGATATCAAGCCAGCAGACCCTGTCACCGAGAACATGATGATGCTGAAGCAAGAACCCACAAAGGCGTTCAAGTATCAGGATCATGAAGCACACATCGCAGTACACATGGCCGCGATGCAAGACCCGAAAATGCGCGAGATTGTGGGGCAGTCTCCGTTTGCTGTGGCTATCGGTCAGTCTATGGCGGCTCATATCACCGAACACGTCGCCTTCCAGTATCGCCGTGAAATCGAGAAGATGCTTGGCGTCGAGATGCCGAATGAAGATCAGCCGCTGCCAGAAGATGTCGAGGTTGAGATTTCTCGCCTTGCCAAGGAGGCAGCAGAGAAGCTTCTCCAGAAGGATCAGGCAGAAGTAGCACAACAGCAGGCGCAGCAGCAGATGCAAGACCCTGTTGTTCAGATGCAGATGCAGGAACTCCAGATGAAGCAGATGGAGCTTCAGCATCGCATTGAGATGGACAAGGCGAAGCTGCAGCTTGATGTCATGGCAAAAGAAGCCAACGTGCAGATTCAGGCGCAACGACTTAGCTCTGAGAACCAGCGGGCAGGTGCACAAATTGGTGCCCGTCTGGCGACGGAACTCGACAAATCCCAGCGCGAAGACAAGCGCGAGGGTGCTAAACTTGGTATCGAAATAGCGAAGGAGCTAACTAAGGGAGATGGATGATACGGTTATCGCTTTGCTGAAGCGAAGTATCAGCGAAATGAAGTCTGGTGTGGAGCAGTACTTGGCAGGTGGTGGTGCCGAGAACATTGAGCAATACAACAGGCTTGTTGGTCGCTATGAAAGCCTTACACTGATCGAAGGCGAAATAAGCGACATTGAGAAAAGATACATTGAAAGTTAGAACTTTTAGGGTATCTTGAGACCGGGAGAACCTCGCGGCCACACCGCGCAAGGTGACTGTGAACCTTAAATCACTGCAGGAAACAGATGTATACTGGTGAAAAGAAAACAGACGAGCGAGTAGCGTCAAGACTACCGCAGCCCCAAGGATACAAAGTCCTTATTGGCGTTCCAGAAATCAGCGAGAAAACAGAAGGTGGTGTCTTCATGCCTGATGGCTTGAAGACCGCTGAGGAAACGGCGTCCATTATTGGCTTCGTCATGAAGCTTGGCCCTGATGCCTACAACGATCAGAACAAGTTCCCGAATGGTGCCTACTGCAAAGAAGGTGACTTCGTGATCTTCCGTTCTTACTCGGGCACTCGGTTCAAGATTCATGGCAAAGAGTTCCGACTTATCAACGATGACACCGTGGAAGCGGTTGTCGATGATCCACGGGGGTATAGCCGCGCATGAGCTTTCCAAAAGAAAACGACGACTTCGACTTCGGAGACGAAACTGTGGATGAAGCAATTCAATCTGCAAAAGTTCAATCGAACAATATGGGTGACGACGACTTCGAAGTTGAGGTCGTTGATGATACGCCGGAGTCAGATCGTGGCAAGCCGCGCCGTGCAGACAATGCAGAAGCGCAGGTGCCAGACGATGATGAGATTCAGTCCTATAGCGAGGGTGTGCAGAAGCGCATCAAGCAGCTAAAGTTTGAATATCACGAAGAGCGCCGCCGCAAAGAAGAGGCAGCGCGTCTCCAAGATGAAGCGCTTCGCTACGCACAGCAGGTCAAGGCAGAAAACGAGCGGCTCCGCAGAACTCTCGAAGAGGGTGAGTCTGTACTTGTGACGCAGGCAAAGGGCCGTGTTACTGCAGAGCTTGATAAGGCAAAGGCTGCGTACAAGGCCGCGTATGAGATTGGTGACGCAGATGCACTTATCGAAGCTCAAGAGCGTCTTTCTGCTCTTCAGGTGGAGAAGGCTCGTTACGACAACTATCGCCCGCAGCAACGACAGCAGGCAGCGCCCCAGCCTCAGTATGCCCAGCCTCAACCTCAGCCACCGAAGCCGGATGCAAAGGCTCTTGAGTGGGCCAAGCGTAATACTTGGTTCGAGCGGGATGCTGAGATGACTGGCTATGCTTATGGGCTTCATGAGAAGCTCGTGCGAAGCGGAGTTGATCCGCGAAGCGATGAGTATTACAATCAGATTGATCGCGCGGTTCGCCGCGTGTTTCCGGATAAGTTTGACGATGGGATAATTGAGGAAGCAGCACCCCAACGTCAGGCTGGTAACGTGGTCGCCCCCGCCGCAAGAAGCGGAAAGAAACCACGCAAAGTGCAACTGACCTCAACGCAGGTCGCTCTCGCCAAGCGACTTGGTCTGTCTAATGAGCAATATGCGGCGCAATTGATGAAGGAAATGAACCGATGACGGATCGTACCCCACGCAATACTGAGAACCGCGAAGCGGGTAAACGTAAGGTGTCGTGGCAGAGACCTTCGATGCTGCCTACCCCCGAACCCCGTGATGGGATCACCTATCGCAGGATTCGCACATCCACTCTGGGTAATGCAGATAACACGAATGTTTCTTCCAGATTTCGTGAGGGCTGGACGCCTGTCCGCGCAGAGGATCACCCAAACCTTCAAATTGTGTCCGATATCGATTCCCGATTTAAGGACAACATTGAGGTCGGTGGGTTACTGCTTTGCCAGAACTCAACCGAAAACGTGGAAGCTAGGATGGAAGCTCAGGCTGAAATGGCAGCAAGCCAAATGCAGGCTGTAGACAACAACTATCTCCGCAACTCAGACCCGCGTATGCCTGTTCTGAAACCAGAGCGTGCTACGCGAACATCGTTTGGCAAGTGAACCAAGAAGGTCGCTTGCCTTGGTTGAAAACTAGGAGGATGAGCTATGGCTACTACTGCCGCTCCTTACGGCCTCCGTCCGGTGAAACGCACCGACGGTATGCCTTACGCTGGGGCCACGTCCCAGTACCTCATCGATCCTGCTGGTGAAGCGACGAACCTGTTCTACGGCCAAGTCGTCATCATCGGTGCGGATGGATACATTGCTCTTGCTACGGGGACTGGTGCAGACCTGACCTCGAACAGCATCAGCGGCACCACTGGCGTTGGCGCTATCGGCGTCTTCGTTGGTTGCGAGTATGTGAACTCTTCGGGTCAAACCGTTCAGGCACAATACTACCCCACTGGTACTGCCAATGGCGGGGCAATCAAAGCCTATGTCGTTGACGATCCCAACGTCCTGTTA